ACGTCCATCCGCCCCGAGAAGATCGTGACCGGCGACGACACCAGTGCGCCGCTGGATTGAAGCGCGCCGAAGAGAACCGAGCACTCCCTGCCCTGATAATTTTCGGTCAGCGCAACGGCCAGCATCGCCGTGGGAACGCCAGAGAGCTGCATGGAAATGCCCCGCGCCGCGAGGTCCGTCGTCTCCTCAATCGGCGAGATCGAGCCGAGCGTGCCGATTCCAAGATACGCCGTGCTGCCGACCGTAATGGTTCCGTAGCCGGTCCAGATGTGCACCGGCGTCGCGAAGGATAGCGAAGCGAGCAGAATCGGCGAGAGCTGCGATGCGCTCACCTCCGTCACCATATCGTTTGTGAGTCCGCGTCCTGCTGTGGTTATGCTCATGACTCGACGTCCTCGACGATTGAAAAGCTGATGCCGTAAACGCTCGCCAGTTCGATTGACCACTCCGTCGTCGGCTGCGCAAGACGGAAAACGCCTTTTGCGTTCGTCTTCACGATTGCCGTCGTGGCTGCGTAACTTTTGCGCAGCACCGGAAAGACATCCACGATCAATCCGCCGCCATCGGCTTTGATAACCTTGTAAAGCGAGGTGGAGATTTGCAGCCAGTCGCCGACCGCAAACACGCCCGATCCGCCGGTGTTGATCATCGTCAGCGTCGTGCTGTTCGCCGTCGCGCTTGAGACCGTAAGCGTGCCAGTAATTGCGCCGCGTGGATTTGCGTTCGCGTAGTCCTGAAAAAGAAACGTGCCGCGCTGCGCCGACAGCAAGAAGGCGATCATCGTCTCGGCATCCGCGCGAGTCATCGGTGGACAATCAACCGAGCCAAGCCACGCTTGGCCTGCGTGGTTGTATTGCTGCGTTTGCAGAGTGAAGGGCGACGTGTTGCGCGACACCGCCGAGACGCCCGTGAGCGACAAGCGCGAGAGGTAGAACGGATCGGGCGGCGTGAGTGGGTAGGAGATAGCCATGACGTTTAAGCGAACGCTGCACGGTAGCCGCCCCCGCGTCGCACCATGTCGGGAATCTCGGCCTTGAGGCGCCGCCGCTCTTGTTCGAGGATTGGCACCAGCTCCGAACGACTGACTCCGGCCGCGATGTTGTAGTTCACGGTCACGCCGCCCGCAGATCCGCCGCTGCTGCCCATTGCGCCGTTCGGCACGATGCTGCCAGAGGAGCTGGGTACGAATAGCTCGGGGCCTTTTTCTCCGACCATGTAGGCACCGCCTGCGCCGACGGGTCCGCCCTCGGCGCGGAAGCCCTTCAGGATCGCGCCGCTGATTCCTGCTGCCAGCGGAGCGGTCACGGTCTGATTAAAGATCATCCGCATCAAATCCATCCCGAGCGACCGGATGACCTCGCCGAGCTTTTTCCCGCTGAAAATCGCGTCCTCGAATCCGCTTGCGATGATGTCGCCAGATTTGCGCGCGATGATTTGGAGATCGGTTTCCAAAACCTTACGCTTGCCGATGAGTTCGTTTATTTTTGGAAGAGCAACAAGCATTCTCTCAATCGCTTCAACTTCATCCACTGTTAGCATTTTTTTAGATGTGTCTCTATTTGCTATTAAGGCTTCATCCGCGCGACGCAGAGCAAGGAGCTGTGTCAGCTCAGCATTGACTTGAGCTTGCTGCTGTTTTTCGTTTAGCAGCGAAAAGTTGTATTGATCCAGTACTTTATTGCTATCCTCAACGGCTTTGTTGTAATTTTCCAAAGAGTTAAAACTAATTACTCGCCATTCATTAACTAATTTCTGCACCTCTACTTCTTTTTCCAAAGAATTGAGTGAGGAACTTTTTGCCGGATCATTTGGCCTCGCTTGAATTTTTCCAATGTCCGTAAAAAGCTGTTTGAATTTTTCGTTGGTAGTTTGTCCAAGCGAATTAAAAGTGTTTTTTAATTCTTCGAGTTGCTTTGTTGCTTCCGCAATTTTTGGAACATCTTTGTCAGCCCTTATTTTATCGGCAATGCTGAAGGACTCAACTTTGCTGACTCCGAAAATTTGATCTTTTAGGTTGAGAGCTGCATCGGCTGCGAAAACCAATCCTTTTTTCAAAAACATTACTCCTTGATCGACCGCTCCAGTTACTCGCGTCAGTTTGTTTAATTCATCGGATGTAAGCGCAAACTTTTGCGAATTCGCCTCAACGTCTTCCATCATTGCGTTGACGCTTCTCCCGACTGACAGAAGGGCGCGAAGTCCAAAGAAACTAGCAATGCCTGTGCTCACTGCTTTCGCCGTCGAATGAATCTTCGTCAGCGAATTCTGCACGCTCGCAAACGCCGCCCTCGTCGAATCAACCGCCCGCAGTGTGAATGTAGCTTCAGCCATGATGTTTTGATTTCCGGTTTTGGTGTTCGATGTAAACGAGCCAGCCGTTCAATTCCTGCGCTGGCATGGCGAGAACCTCGCTTGCGAATTTGCCGAGACGGTCCGCGAGAGCATACACGGCGAGGAAGTCGGCGGCCTCCCCGCCGTAAATCAGTTTTTTAAGTCATCAACCCTCGGCGCGTTGTCGGCCAGAATGGCGTTGGCGATGCGTCCGACGACGTTGCTGTCAGCCTTGTTCAAGAGCGTCGGCTTGTGCTCGATGGTGAACAGCTTCGCGCCGTGCTCGTCCGTGGCCTTCATAATCAAGATGTCCACGAGCAGCTCCATGTCGTTTTCTTTGCTTCGACGATAGAGCCGGTTCTTTTCGCCGAGCGTGACCGGCGATGCGTGGACGACGAGCTTCCACTCGGGCACGTCGATTTTGCGCGTGCCGAGGGAGGCGAAGTGTTCTCTTACGAGGTCGATTGCTTCCATGTGTTGTGTGTGTTTTTTACTGCGAAATTAAGCCGTCAACGTGCTCAGCGCGCCATTTCCCTCGAATGCGATGGAGCCCTCGACGATGCCGTCAAAGCTGGCGGAAATGTCGAATTTGGTCACGATAGCCGCGCCGGAATAATACCGGTCGCCGGTGTCCGCGCCCTCTGGGTAAAGGTTGAGCGTGACCGAGCTTCCGATGGTGATCAGAAGTTGTCCGGCATCGGTCTCGTCCCAGTAGAGCTCGCCCGATACGCTGAAAGTTTTCATCGTCGCGAGACGCGTGCGGTAGGTGTCGCCGATCACTGAATCCTCGACCGTGTCCGAAGAATGGCTGAGTGCGTAGTTGCGCAGCTCGCCGATGGTGGTGCTTGAGACTTTGACGAGGCCTTCGCGGCCGAGATGGTTTGCCATTTTAGTCGGTGGTTAAATAGATGCAGTTAAAAGTATGCCGAGCCGTGCCGAAGCGCCTGTCCTCGTCTGGCTCGATCACATAATCCACGCTCGTCAAATGGAGATCGCGACACTGGCCCCCGAGCGTCACGTCGGTGAGAACCGCGGCCTCGACCGCGGCGCTTCCGGTGTCGAAAAGGTCGTCGATCAAATAGGTTCCGCTCTCGGCAGTGAAGTAATCAACGATGAGCTGAAGCTGCCGGTATTGCGTCCGGTTACTCGGCCCGAGCGTGCGCACCTCGATCTGCTCGCTGACCGCGTAAACGGCGGCGGCGGGAAACGAGATGCTGGCGATGGTGTTATTGCGCCCGCGAAGGATGTTGGCGGTCGGCACGACGAGCGCGCCGGTGAGAGCGTTCGCCGTCGCGGTGCGGATGTTGGTGCGTGTGCTCATGCGGCTGCTGTTTTGATTGGCATTGCTCCGCCGACGCGGGTGAAGCCGAGATTGACGGCGCGATTCGCCAGAACGGCGGCGACTTTCTTCGCGGTCGTTCTGACGCGTGAATTTATGGCCGCGTCGATCATCCGCTGGTAGTTCGGAATCTTCACGTTGTGCGCCGTCGCCTTGATGAACGGCTGCGGCCCGAAGCTCGATTGCACTGAGCCGAAGCGAATGTTTCCGCCTGCCTGCGCCTTAAGTTTGTCGCTGAATTTCTTGTATCGCGCGCCGGTGACTTTGGCCGATGCGTTCCAGCCTGAGACCGTCCATCCAACGCGATCCTCCATAATTGATCTTATTCGGCGAAAGTCAGAACCGAACGCAAGAATTCGGGGTTTTCCTCTGATTCTTCCGCGATCGTTTCGCTGCTCCTTATGGTATTTCTTGATCGCGTCTTCATTTTCCAACAACGGCCTGCCGTAATAATGCGTCAGGTTCGGATTTCGGAAAAGCGCGCGCAGTTTCTCCACGTCGCGGTTGCGGACGTATCGCGCCATCGACTTGTAAAATCCTCCCTTGGTCGCATTTGCTTGAAGAGTTTCAAAAACCAAAGGTTCCGCGAGCCTGCTGAAGTCTGCCCGCACCGCGTTCGCGCCCTGCTGCTTGCTCTTGGGCGGCGTGAATTTCACAATAGTCTGAATCGCGTATTTCGCTTCCTCTTTGATGACCAGCCCGAGGTCCACCTTTGCCGCGTCGGCGAGACGCGCGAGCTGATATTCCAGCCGCGAGAAACTGGTTTCGATGTCGATCATATCGACTTGCAAACTTCGATTTCGCAGCCCGCGCCCTCGGCGTCCAAGGTCACGCGTTCGATGAAGTAGGTAATGCTGGAGCGAGAAAGCGTCTGCGTGACTTGCGGCGTGGCGCTGACGCTCGACGTGAGCAGAAAGACCGTGAACTTGCTGTCGGTTCGGCGTTGGTCCTCGAACTCCGAGAACGCATCCCGCGATGAGGACCAGATGCCGGTGACTGAAACACCCTGATACGTAAACGCGACGCCCGCCTGCAAAAGTATCGCCGAGAAGTCGGAGTTGATTTGGGTCGGGTCGAAGTCGCGGACTGCTGCCATACTTAAGCGCCTCCTGTAAAATAAAACCGCGCGTGCAGCTCTGGTCGGTTCGCGAGTAGCCACGGCTCGGCGTCCTCGTAGCACCGCTGTGCATCCTGCCCGCAGGTCTGCGAGCCGACGTGGTGGACGTAGGCGCGCGAGATGAAATGCCGCCGCTTCATGTCAGCGCATTGCACGTCGTCCGAGAACCAATTTATCGGCGGGAAATCCACCCACGCGTCGCGGTGAATCCACGCGCAGATCGGCGCGATCACCGGCGTCTCGACGATGTGCCGCTCGGACTGGTAGCGCAGGAAGTCGATTTTCCCGCGCCCGCTGCGGACGTTCTGCTCGCCGCGCGCGTAGTCCGATCGCGTCGCGACGTAGCCGAGATCCGGCACGACCTTGCGCAAATGCGCCACGTCCGCGAGGAGAACGGCCCACGTCGTCGGGGTAAACACGAT